GGATGAGTTCACGCGGTGCGAATGGGGAGTCGTAGGCCTTGGCCTGCTCGGCGGCTTCCACTCCGGGATCGGTTGTCGGCTTGGTCATTTCGGCTGATTCCTCTCGGCTGAAAACGGGTCGGCTGATTCGGCTGAAGGATGGGAAGACCCCGGCGGGCGCAGCCGATACGCCCGCCGGGGCCGCTCAAGGGGGTTACGGCTGGGTGGCCGCGGCCGACACCGCCGACACCGCGGTCAGCGGAGTACCGGCAGTGGAGTCGGTGACGGTCACCTGGAAGTAGCTCGTGGTGCCGGTGGTCAGCGCGGTGAGCGGGATCGTCACGACACCGTTGGACACCGTCACCGAGCCCGTGGTGACCGACGTCGGCGACGTCATCAGCGCCGAGGCCGACTTCTTGACCGAGTAGGTGTAGGGCGACGTGCCGCCAATCGGGGCACCGAACACCAGGTTTGCGGTCGTGGCCGCCGTCGGCGTCACCACCGGAGCTGAAGCCAGGAACGTCAGACCCGGCGTGGTGTCCTGCGCCCACAGGCTGCCCGTGGTCCAACGGCCATCGAGCAGCGGAACCCCGTTCGCGTCAACGAAATACGGGTCGATCTCGCGGGACAGCGAGAACTTCGCCGCGTCGGCGTCCTTCTTGTTGCCCTTCTCCGAACCGAGGTCGGTCAGCACGCAGCGGGGGAAGGGGAACGCGTTGCGCTCTACGAGGCCGCCCATGCGGTCCTCGTGCAGGATCAGCACCTGGCGGCGGATCGGAAGGTCGTCGCTGGACTCCCCGGCGAAGTAGGTTCCCGAGGCGGTGCGCTCCAGCACCCCGGTCAGGGGCTGGTTGAACCGGACGGCGTCGACGATCGGGTTGCGCTCCAGCGGGGTGAAACCGACTGTCTTGTCCCGCTTCTGGATGTCGACGCGGATCGGGTCCAGGGCCTGCAGGCCTTCGAGGGAGTCGCTGGAGATCTTCGGGTTGCGCTCGATGCCGTCGGGGGAAACCCATCCCAGCGGGTAGAACCCGAGGTTTGATGCGGTGTTGTACACCCACTGGCCGGCCGAGTTCTTCACGATCGCGAAGAGGTCCGAACGCCATGCGCCGTCGGTGGCCATCGGTGCTCCGAATCCGCTGCCGGGGCTGAGGTTGGTGTTCGAGCCGCCGTAGTCACGCACGGCGACCGACCAACGGCCGCCGCGGCGCACACGCAGCGAGTTGAGGTAGGCCAGTCCGGCGGCGGCGAAGCTGACACCGGTAGAGGGCTGAGGCATGAGGGGATTCCTTTCGCGGGGAAGATGCCGGAAAGGTCCGGCGTGAAGGGTGCGGCAGGTGCCGCGAAACACGAACGGCCCCAACCGAAGTCAGGGCCGTTCGCGGGGTAGAAGGTGGTTAGGTGAAGCGCAGCGTGATGGCGTACTCGCAGATGAACCGCTCCACGACGGTTTCGGCGCCGTATTCCTGATGGGTTGGTGCGGTCGCCCGGTCCAGCGACGAGCAGTTCGCGACCGACCCGTCGCCCATCGCCACATCGGCGAGCGGATTCTCTGCCAGCAGCAGCATCCGGCGGTGCGTGTCATCAGCTGCCCGCGCCGCCGCGGTGTAGGTGGCCGCGAAGGTGTGCACCCGCACCACCGCGCCGTCGCCGATGAGGTCGCAGTCCCCGCCCAGGCGGGTCACCAACCGGTACGGCAAACCCATCCCGGCCTCCCACCGCTTCGACCCGACCAGCGCCGGATCATCAGCCAGGGGCAGCAGCCACGCCCGCACGAACGCCTCAGCGTTCGGGGCGGCCAGCGCGTACAGGTCAGCGGCCACGACGGCGGCCCGCGAAATCACCAGTGCTGTCAGGGCCGAAATGCGCCGCGGTCTTGGCTCGCGGCGCGAACTCCGGGGTATCCACCGACCCGTACTCCACGATGTGCGCGTAGCCGATCGACGTGCCGACCGCACCCCGGCCGCCCTGCGCGTCGTACTTGACCTCGACGGACTCCTTGTACTCGCCGGTGTCATCAGGCGAATTCGCTTGCCACACCGGGATGACCTCGTCGGTCATGAACGCCTGCAGTTGCGGGTCGTACTCGCCGGCGGTGATCTGCTCTTCGGCCTGCGCCCGGATCTCGGCGGCCAACTCCTCGCGGTCGATGTGAAACTCGACGTCAGCCATCAGCCGCGCTCCCGCTCGCACCGGCAGAACACATGATTGGGGCGCCCACGCAAATCGCGTTCGAGCACCGCGTCACCGCGCATCGCATACCGCAGCCCGTCGTGGATCAGCCACGCCGACGAGGAGATCGACGGCGCCCCAGCGGAATCGAGGAACGGCAGCGGGATGGGATTGCCATAGCTGTCCGCGGCCGGAATGACGCCGTCGCCGGATGCCGGCAGCAGCGCCCACCCGGTCTCGCTGGTCGTCACCGTGACACCCTGCTGCTCATCCGGGGCGGTGGGCACCTCGAACAGACAGCCCTCGACCCAGACCGTGACGGTCGTCGTCTGCGGCTCGCCGAACTCCGACAGCACAGGGGTGCCGTCGTCGTCGGAGACAGGGACTTCCCGCTGGATTCCGACCCGCTGACGGCCGGGGAAAGCGCCCACCGTCAGTAATCACCCGGCGAGAAGATCCCGCGGGGGGATGCGGTCACAACGGTCGCCATGCCCAGCAGGCGCTTCTGCCTGACACTCAGGTAGTCATCGGGCGAACCGTTGAGGGTGCCCGCCTCCTGCCGGTGGGCGGTCACGTTGGTGAAACTCGACAGCGGCCCCAGATGCCCGTAGGCGACGTCATCGCGAACCACCTCGAAGACCACCAGGGCGGCCGCCTCCGGGTCGACATCAGGCTTGCGGCCCCGGATGCCGTCGGAGACGACCTGCAGCAGCCGTTCCGCCGTGATCTTCTCGCCATCGGAGAGTGCGCCCTGGTACTGCTCGGCGAAATCGTCGATGTCGAGGAACGGCAGATCGGCCACTGTGGTCAGGCCTCTTTGTCGGCCCGGCGCCGATGGGGTGTCGCCTTGACCGGCTCGGGCTTCTCGCCCTCGTCGGCGGCCGGCGCCACCGGGATCAGCACACCCGCAGCCACCAGATCAGCAGCGACATCGTCATCGGCGAAGACCGGCGCGGCGGGAACCAGCGCATAGTGCAGATCCCCGACCACGCACGGCGCAGTCACCGTGTACAGGCCCACGTCAGTCCACCGCGTCGATCAGCGCCCACAGCTCATCCTTGTTCTGCGGCTGCAGCGACCCGGCGGTGTAGTCACCGCCGTCCGGGCGCACCGCATGCTCGACGAGCCAGGCGATCAGCTCGGCCTTCGTCGCCGCGGCGTGCGGCTTGCCCGAACCATCGGAATCACCGGCGTCCACAGGAGGATCGGCGACCGGAGCCGGTTCGGCGCCGATCTTCTCGACCAGACCGAGCTCGAGAAACAGGTGCTTCTGATCCTCGGGCAGCCACTCGATGTGTGCGCCCGCGTAGCAGTGATGCGTCGACCCGTTGTGATCCCGGGCCAGCACCAGCGGGGCGACTACGCGGTAGGCCATCAGGCGTTGACCCCGTTGATGAGCCAGCCCGCGGCCGGCTCCTGCACGATCGGCACGGTGATCCGGCGGGCACGGATGCGCCAGCTGTCGGCCTCGTCGTCGCGCATGGTCTTGACCTGCAGACCGTTGTCCGCGGAGACGTAACCGGGCGCGGGCACGACCTCATCGGTGAAGCCACCGAACACGGTGGTGTCCACGACGAGCGCCTTACCGGTCGACGGGGCGTTCGGCGACGTGATGAAGGTGAGGCCGCCGATCTGCCGCATCAGCATCGAGTTCAGGCCCTGACGGACCGGCATCGAATCGACGCCCGCGTACTCCCGCGGCAGCAGCTTCATCAGGTCGTCGTTGGAGACGATGTTGGCGAACACATCCGGCTCGACAAACACGCAGTTCGGCATATATCCCTGCTTGAGCTTGAGGATGCTGGTCACAGCCCGCATCAGGTCGCGCAGGATCTTGGCCGAGCCGTCGGAGGCCTTCCAACTGGCGATGGCGTCGGTGTTCTGCGTGACCGCGGAGACGACCGCCGACAGGCCGACAGAGTCGATGGTCGACACATGGCTGTTGGCCAGCTTGCGGAACGCACGGGTGACGACGGGGAACTTCTGCCGGCTGATCGACTGGTCGGTGATCAGCGCGTCATTGCCCCAGTTGACCGTGTTCGCGGTCGAGGCGGTGCCGGTTCCGACCGTGGTGATCGGGTACTCACCGCCGGGGGCGACCGGCTTGGGTGCCCGGTCGGCGTAGATCGACTCGTTGGTGTCGTAGCCGATCGACCCGGACTCGGTCCAGTTCTGCTGGGTCAGGATCTTGTCGGCCACGAACACCTCGTCGGTGATGTCACGCAGCGCGCGCAACACCCACGGGGTGTCCTTGAGGAATCGGTTGATGGTGAGCAGGTCGCCGGACAGCGTCGGCGCGGCCGGAGGGTAATTGATGCCCATGTGAGGTCACTCTCTCTTCGTTGGGGGGTTTCTCAGGCGCGCAGGTAGACGCGGACTTTGGAGTTGTCGGCAGCCGACAGGGCGATGCCCACCACCTGGGAGTAGTCGGTGCCGGATGCGAAGTCGGCGACGGCGCCGTTGGCCGCCGCGCACACCCGGGCGCCGGCGGCGATCGCACCGGAGGCGGCCAGCTCGTGGATGCCCTCGGTGTAGATGACGACCTGAGCGCCGGATCCGGCGTCGTGGGCGGCCACACCGAGCCACGCACCGGTAGCGGCCGACGTCTTGGCGACGGTGTCGTTACCCGAGACGTAGAGCAGCTGGCCGGCGGTCACCGCCGCCGAGGTGGTGACGGGGATGCGATCTGCACTGAAGTAGATCGGGGCGTATTCAGCCATGGTCAGGCGTCCTTTCCGAAGGTGCGGCCGGTGATCTTGGAGTAGGTCTCGGCCATGACGTGGTCGACGGCGTTGCCCTCGTTGTCGACGCCGTGGCCGACCTCGTTGACCGGCAGGGCGGTGTTGGCGGGCAGTGTGGCCAGCAGCGCATTGGTGCTGTCACGGTTCTCGGCCAGCGACTTGCGCCACTGGGGCTCGCTGGCCGGGGTGATCCGCCCGGACGCCAGGGCGTCGCGGATGGTCGTGTCGTCCAACTGGCGCAGCTGCTCGGCGCGGGCTTCCGCGCCGTCGCGGGCCTGGGCCACCAGCTGCTCGTGCGCGCCCTTGTCGAGCACGGTCAGGTTGAAACGGGCGGCCACCTTGGCCACCTCTTCGACGGTGGGCTCGGCCGGCTCGTCGTTCGCGGTCAGGGCGGCAATGGCCGCCTCGATTGCGGCCTCATCGGCGTCGGCGTCGAGGCCGAGCTTCTGGAGCAGACTTTCACTCAGGGATGCCACGGGGGGCTCCTTTCCTTGGGTTGCCTCGGCCTCGACGGGCTGAGGGGCTTGGTTGCGCACACTGCGCGGCGCCGGGGCGTGGGAGCGCCCGGCGTGGGCGAACGCCGACAGGTCGAAGGAGTTCTTCGCGGCGGGCTTGTCGCCGGTGGTGAGCACCTTGTCGGCGATACCGGCGTCCACCGCCTCCTGCGCCGACCACCAGGTCTCGGCGGTCAGCACGTTGATCCAGTCGTCAACGGTTCCCCCGGCCCGGTCGGCGAAGATCGAGGCGATATTGGTGCCGATGCGATCGAGGTCGTCGGCCATCTTGCGCATATCACCGGCATCGCCGACGGTCATCGCCCACGGCAGATGCGCCATGATCTCGGCGTTCTGCGCGACGATCAGCTCATCGGCGGCGCCAACGGCGATGAACCCCGCCGAGCTGGCCGCGAGCCCGTCGACCGTGCAGACGACCTTCGCGGGGTGCTGGCGAAGCGTGTTCATGATCGCCAGCGCCTCGTAGACGTCACCACCGGGAGAGTTGATGTGCAGGTTGATCGTCGACACACCGTCGCCGAGGGCCTTGAGGTCGGTACGGAACTCCGCGGCGCTGACGCCCCAGAACCAGTCGATCTCGTCGTAGATGTCGACCTCGGCCACACCCTGGTCACTGACCTGATTGGAAATCGTGAACCAGCGCCGTCGCTCGGCGTTGTTGGCGGATCGGGTGAAGCTGCGTCGGTGGTCTACCACAGCGTCGGCGCTCCGTTCTCGTTCTTGCGGCGCCTGCGCGCCTGGGGTGCCGGCTGGTCGGGTTGGTCGGTCGGCGGCGCGTCGGGGTCGGGCGCCGGCAGGCCGGTGGACTGCCGGATCGCGGCCTCAAGGATTGGGTCAGGCTGGATCAGCCCGGCCTGGG